AAGTTCACGATCTCAAAGAGTTCGTCGATCCTAAGAACTTCAAGTCGTACGAAGAGCTATCTCGCAAACTTGAGTCAGTATTGAATGGATCTTCAACTCCAGTTCAAACCGCCGAGTCGATGAGTGAAGAGCAAGACGTACCTGAAGTTAAGAAGGTTGTAAAGCCAGCTGCTAAGAAAGTTGCCGTGACTGCTCCTGATGAAGATGAGGATGCAGAAGCGATGAGTTTCTTTAAGAAGATCGCTATGGAAGAGTGATCCACGTAAGAGTGGATAGTGACGAGGGAGGCGAAAGCCTCCCTTTTTTATGCTGCAATATAAGACGTATTTGATATATAATCGACAAACCCGCCGTCGTTGTTGCGAACAGGAGCTGGCATAGTAATATTCTGTTTATTCGTCGTATTGACGTTGGTTGGAGCATTTACTATAACTGGCGCTGGTTGCGCAGCCGTCATAGAAGCTTGTGCGTTGGCAGCAGATCGATTATATACTTCAGTGCCACTGGTGGCTTGAGGCTTGCTAGCAGCTAGTAGGTCAGTCGCTTTAGCATAACCGACATCGACTTTTCTCTTATCAAAGAATCCTAACTGCTGATATGCCTCGTCTTCTTTGACAATCTCAGCAATTGCCGCGGTATCTTTTCCTTCTTTAGCAGCTGACTTAATCTGACGGAAAGCTCTAGTCGATATCTCTTTTACACCATCTTCATTTTCTACTATACTACCACCCAACATGGCTTTTCCAGTCTTGGGATTAAATTCAGCGAAAGCATCCTGTATACCCACTTTGTCGTTATTAGAATTCTCAGACATTGATAAAACGCGAGTTGAGCCAGCTTCTGTAGAGACTATATTTTCCCTAAAAGAACTTCTAGTATTGCCTTCACTATCTTGCGATGTCGTTAATTGTTTCTGGCCAGATATCTTTGTTACGTCTGCCTCAGGTCTAAATGGATAGAACGGACCAATGCTGACTTTCTTCTTTATAATTGGTATAGTAAAAGAAATCTCAGGTATACCAAAATCTTCTAAGAAAGATATGACGTCGTTCTTCAACTTAATAAAGAATTGTTTTACTGGTTCGAATACTTTTGCTAATGGTTTTAATACGTATTCGTCTAGTAAACCATAAAGTTGAGTTCCAATATTTAAGAGTGGTTCCATTATGTAATCATTAAACATGTCACCCATCCAACTAAAAAATTCCATAACTGGGGTAATAATATACTCGTCGATGGCATTAGCATACCACTTATAGAATTTTTTTACTGTATCGGCGTCAATTAAACCAAATGAGAATACTTCTATTATTCCTCCAAAATATGAACCAAGAATTTCTATAAAACTTTCACCATTAAAGAAACTTTTGACTGCTTCCCAAATACCATTGAATATAGAAGTAACAATCATCGCAGGTACGAATGCTTTTGTAAATACTTTAAGTAAATTCTTAGGATTAAATAAAAACTTTAGAGCAGTCATTAATCCAGTCTGTAACCAACCCATAGCTTTGTCTAATATCCCATCTAAGAATCCACCACTCGATTTTTTCTCAGGAGTAGCTTTTATTGCATTAGGATCTAATCCTTCTTTTTTATTTGTATTTCGTTCGATCTGTGTCAATAGATCTATAACTTGTGCCTGTTGACGTTGTGATTCAATTGCTGCTTCGTCGGAGAAACTATCTGCCGACACTGCTTTAGTAGGTCCACCATCTTCTGAAGCTTTGGCTGTACGTACTTTTGGTTTAGATTCTTCTTTGACCTGTGCTGCAGTGGTTTTTTCCATCGACTGTCGTACACGAGGATCTACTTTCTCTATCTGTTGTGCGAGAGTAGCACGAACTTCAAAAAGCCCAGCTTTCTTTATCTGTTCATCTCGATATCCGGCTTTTTCTAGTCTTGAAATTTCTTCTTCATTACCTCTCATACTTCTACGAAGCTTTTGTTGTTCGTCAAACTGCTTACCATACATCTGTTTTTCTTTTTCTGCTTTTGATATTTTAGCAGCTGCAATTTCTTCTTTAGAATATTTGTTGTCCTTATTGGCTATAATAGCATTTTCTTTTGCAGTCTGAACATTATTGGGATCTACTTTTTTACGATCTTCAATATACTGCGCGCGTGCCGCGCGGCGATTAATTGCAGTAGATACTATACCGCCTGACTCAGCGTCTACTAAACCTGTTTTATTAACAAATCCTTTGAGCGTAAAGAAATCCTTAAAGCCTTTCTTAAAATCTCCTATACGTTCACCAATGGTCTTAAACTGATCGATTCCCATTGATTTGTCTGTGATTTCTTTAGCGCGCTCAGGCGCCATCGACATCTTCTCGATAGCTTTGGTCTGCTTCTTAACTTCCTTAAACAGTTGAATCACATTAGAGTTGAGTTGCTCATCGGCCTTCTCAACTTTTTGATGATGATTCTGAGCCGATAGCTGTAACAGTCTATCCTGCTTGGTGAGATCTGTTAGTTCTGCCAGTTGCTTTTCTTGCTTTTCTAAAGCGTTTTTCATATCTTGTTTCTCTCTATTCTCTGTTTTTCTTCTTCCAGATATTGAATCAACATGGCAACGTAAATCTCTCGCTCAAATGGTATTAGGTTCTCAATGTCTGCTAGACTATACTTATGGTACTGCATCAGAGCGAAGTTATTCTTGTAATAGTTAGCGAGACTTTCATGACAAAGATTAATTAGAAAAAATTTTCGATTCCTTGTATGCTGTGATTATGCATATAGTTACAAACTGGGCAACTAAATTCTATTTTTTTCTCTAACTTAGGCATAGTCTCAAAAAACTGTTGGATCTTCTTAAACTGCGACTGCGTTAGATTATCTAAGAAAGAAATTAATTCTTCTTTACTCTGTTCTTTAGACGAATATATCTGATCACCGGCATAGATGTTGTCGATACAAGACGTGATGACTTCGAAAACAGCTTCTATACTTTCTTCCTTTACACTCTTCATCTTATCGAGCATATCTAAGCTAGGATATTTCATAGTCACACCAACGTCGTCAAAGAGATCAATACTCTTCTTATGATCTGGATGAAATTCGACTTCTAACTCTGTAAGATTGATTGCGACTTTCATCTTTGCCTTGGGGTCATTACACTCAAGGCAGTTGAACACGAGCTCTGATATCTCGCCTACAGACTTAGCTCTAAGCTGGCAGAAGATATATTCTATGTCAAATATAGCTAGATCTTCTACATTTAACTTGCCAAACGTACAAGATGATATAATGTCTTTGATCGTGTTCAGCATTACTGTAGGATCTTCACTCTGCTGAGCGATCAAGAGAGCTTTTTCTTCTTTAACTAAGAAAGCTCTGTACTTAACTTTTTTCTTTAGTGAAGGCACTTTCAATTCATATGTCGGACTCGACATTACTGGTAAAGCCATGTTATTTTTCCTTTCGTAAATTTTCAAGCATCTTGCTCAACTCATTGGTGCTACCTACGAAGATAGCATTATTCGTCACGTTGTTTGCCTGCTGTCTAGGAGTTTCTACTATCTGTTTCTTTCTATGAAGGTCTAGCAATTGAGTGTTTATGTCTGATAAATTTTTCATTAGACCACCTACAACTTCAAAAGCACGAGGATGTTCTGAGTTTTTTGCCACTTCTAAAGCATGATACAGCGCATCTTCACCTTGTGCTAGTAAGTTATGTAGATTGCGTCTAGTCGCATCGTAATCGTGTTCTAAAGCTTCATTGCTTTCTAATTTTTCAAGAGATACATGAGCGACAGGTTCCATCTTACTGATGGGCTGAACATCAAAGACTTCACTCAATTTATCAGTATTCATAATTGTTTCCATTATGTAAAGACACCAGCGTATCCAGTAAATTCACCAATGTTTTCTCTACTAGACGAGCTTATAACGCCATCCACCGAAGCAAAATCGTATCCATCAAATCTATTTTGAAACGATCTAAAATTATTAAAATATTCTGGAGGCATTTCTACAGGTAAGTATCCATAATCATATGTAGGCATAGTGCTGGCTACAGGAGGTATAATAGCTGCGTTGATGCTCTTCTCAGTTGATAGTAGTTTAGTAGTATAATATTCATAACTTATGGTTATACTCATTTTCATTACTTCTTTACCAGCATAATCTAATTGTATAGGTGCGATCGCTTTTGGAAAACAGTTATATAAAGTAGTTTTATATACCATTTCTTCTTGATTATTTCCTACACGAATTTCTATGCTATTACATCTATATTGTTGTGGATAAGAATAATCTCTAGATGTTGGATTTTGTATAAGTTCTATCCATTTGTCGAACAGATGTTTTACAGTCATGTCGGAGTCGACATAAAATCCAAGAGTAACTTGTTCGTACAGTCTTTCGTATGGAACTTCTCTTGTTTCGCCGTACGATCTTATAGGAGCACTAGCAAATGACGTACCAGGAATAGATGTCTGATCACAGAATAAAATTACTCTTCGCATGTTAATTTCTTTCATGCTCGCTAGACTTTCAGGTAGATGTATTGCTACCAAGAACTTGTTATTCTTAGCTACTCCACTTTTTACATGTGAAATAAATTCGTTTAGAGTACTCATAGGCTTACTGAATCTCCCCAGACTCTGTTCTTATTAGACTTAACAAATCGTTCTACCGGTAGCATCATAGCAGTATGCCAGTCTTGGCCTGGAATCTCTAGAAACGGAGACTCTACGTGTTCGTTAAGATAGTGTTTTATACATGGTTCTGCGAACCTAAATTTACTAGCTCCTGATATAAGCGACCAGGAATATCTTATCCTAGTAGTCTCATCGAAAGCGGTGTTGGTCGCGAACTGCATCAGTCTCGTCATTAACTGCACCCTGTAATAGTACGGTAGGTAGTGCATGTTGAGACCCATGAATCCACCTTGTACTTTTGCATAAGGAAATACAAGAGGGAAGGTGTCGTAATATGGTAGAGTGTCTTTCATCTTTGGATCGTAGAAAAACATATAGAGTCTACCTGGAACTAAGCGAGTCGTCTGCTGACCTTGGTTTAATAATTTTCTAGGCGTAATACCAGTTCTCTTCTTTAGTAGAAGAGCTTGTTGTTCGAACCATGTTTTAGATTTTGTCGCTATACTTTTGTCGTAGCGATATTTCTCAAACAGTGTTTCAAGAGGTTGTTTTGCCATTATAGTCCAAGTTCTCTTTCCGTAATTACCATAAATTCCCAGTTACGAGCTTTAGCGAATCTTCTAGCTGAGTCCCACTTAGCCTGATTAACTAGATACGTAGCGGCTTCTTCCAAGTATCTCTTTGTCTTTCTAGTCCCTTTTGGAGGGACAGTCTGACTAGATGGTTTAATCTCCACAAGATATACCTTATTATTTACCGTCTGTATCTTGAAGTCCACAAAGTATCTATGAGGCTTTCCATCTACAGGCGAGACATACGGTATTATAGTCTCTTCAGAACTCCATTTTAGAATATCGGGATTTCTGTCACACCATATCGCAAACTTTGTCTCCCAACTAGACCTCATTATGATGTTTGAAGCATCACCGATATACTTCTGGGGAAACATTGGTACATATTTTCTCTTATGATACATCTCTAATATGAATAAATAACATAGATCAATTCTATTTATAAGCCAATCTATGGATCCAGAACTATACCAATATCCGGCTAAATCTTCGAGTGACCAACAGCCTTCTGAAAAGAATGCTTTTGCACCAGCTTTTAGCTACGGTGGATCGTTATTTGACGCTAATAAGTATAGCGTCAAAGGTCTAGTGTATCCAGACGATCTTATGGCAGATCCTGCATCTAATAGATATGGTGGAAATAAGGTAGTGTTTTATATTAATACTGCTGTAGATTCTAGATTATTTAAGAATAATTCTCAAGTCGCAGTAGTTGGTGGTGTGCAGAAAGATCGAATGAGAGGTGGTCTCATAAATCAAAACATAAGTGGACTACAA